TGCATTACAGCAATTGAGGTTTATAACAAACCAGATTTTAAATTCAGAGAAGAGAGCTTTTCAATCCTGATGATAAACGCGTGGGAGTTACTACTAAAGGCGAAGATTCTATCACTAAATGGAGATGATAAAAGTTCAATTTACTTGAAGTCTAAGGGGTCGGTTGAAGTATCTGAGTCAGGTTCACCTAAAACTATAAGCATATCCAAAGCAATAAATGTTTTATCAGCTAATGGATGCCTTAAAAAGATTGTTGAAGACAATATTAAGTTATTAATTGAAATTCGCGACCATTCAGTTCATTTCATCCATGAAGATATGTCACTTAGCACAAAAATACAATGTATAGGAACAGCATCTTTAAAAAACTATATGACATTATCTATTGATTGGTTTGATTATGACTTTAGAAAGTATAATTTTTTCCTAATGCCAGTCTCTCTTTACCATCTTAGTGATATTGAGAGTTTTAGCGTGTTAAATCACTCGGCTGATAATCTGAAATCCTATTTGGAGAAAATGGAAGAGTCTCACAAGGATGATGCAGATCCAAACTTTAGCATTTCTTTGCGCCTCTCAACTAAATTGATAAAAACATCATCAGATGAAGCCATCGAATTTATGATGACTAATGATTCTAAAGCTACACCAATAACCTTTACAGAAGAGGATATGTTGAAAAGATATCCTCTCACATATGATGCACTTACTCAAAAATTAAGTTCAAGATATAGTGATTTCTTAAGGAATGCAAAATTCCATGAATTGCACCGGCAAATAAAAAACTCAGGTGAAAAATACTGCCGAGAAAGAAGGTTAGAACCCTCAAATCCAAATAGTATTTTTAAGTTTTTCTATAGTGAATCCGTACTGAATTTTATGGATGCACATTATACAAGAAAATGAAGGTTCATTTTGAAAGAAACTCCATGAGGCAGTTAATTATTGCCTCATAATCATCATTTTTAAGACCTAGTAACAGCCGCGATTCATACTGTACCCCTTTACCTTTACACGATGGCCGGACGCGCTGCCCGTAATGCACACGGGCCATGCGCTGCACGTTACCCGCAAACTCGATCAAAGCCTCATTCGGGCTGGCCTGCGTCTTCATGTATTTAGCCGTGCGCAGCTTTGCAAACATCTCGCGCTTTATCCGGCCCTTTTTGCTGCGCACCGGCTGCGTTTTGCGGGGCTTAAAGGGCGTGCCGTCAGGAGCCTGCTGGCACTTGATGTTCTGCTGCTGATTCGCGCGCATCTTGCGGCCAATGTTACGCGCTATTTGTTTACGTGCCGGGGCTGACAGGCTGCTGATAAGCGCCTCCAGAGATCATTTATCGGCTGCAGGTCGCTCATGACTGCCACTCGCTTACCAGCTCACCGTGAACATAGAGCTGCACCGGCCGCGCGTGACTCACAGGCAGCGGATTCTTGCCGACGTGTGTTACATGCATCGCGCTGTCTGCCTGCTTCACGATCACGCGCTAGCACAGCTGCAGCTCAATACTGATGAGGCAAACGCACCTCAGCAGCACGCCGAGGCGTTTACCTTTGGCGATCCGATGCTGGTCATGGATAAATGCGACATTCTGGATTACGCCGAGTGCATCGATAACGGGCGCTGGTTTGAGACGACGGTCAGCTTTAACACGCTGGCTAAAAGGCTGCGCTCGGGCGTGCATCTCAGCTCGCCGATTTACGTGAAGCGCAACATTCTGGCCTCAACGTTTATTCCGCACCCGATGATGAGTCAGCAGGGGTTCAGCAAGTTTGCGCTGGACTATCTCGTCTTCGGCAATGCCTTCGCCGAGCTGCGCCGCAATGGCCTGGGTAAGCCGCTGCGCCTTGAAACCACTCCAGCCAAATTTACCCGCAGGGGCGTGAAGGATGGCGTTTACTGGTTTGTTAACGACTGGAAAGAGCCGCACGAGTTTTCGGCCGGCAGCGTGTTTCACCTGCTGGAGCCGGATATTAATCAGGAGCTGTACGGCCTGCCGGAATACCTTAGCGCGCTTAACTCCGCCTGGCTGAATGAGGCGGCGACGCTGTTCCGCCGCAAGTATTACCAGAATGGTGCGCACGCCGGTTATATCCTTTACATGACCGATGCGGCGCAGAGCAGCAGCGACGTTGACCGGATGCGGCAGGCGATGCGCGACACGAAAGGGCTGGGTAACTTCCGCAACCTTTTCATGTACGCGCCGAACGGTAAGCCGGACGGGATCAAGATACTGCCGCTCAGTGAAGTCGCGACCAAAGACGATTTCTTTAACATCAAGAAGGCCAGCCGCGATGACCTGTTAAGCGCGCACCGCGTGCCGCCGCAGATGATGGGGATTATCCCGGACAACTCCGGCGGATTTGGTGACGCGGTGAAGGCGTCGCAGGTATTTGTGCGTATTGAGCTGACTCCTCTACAAGAACGAATCAGAGAACTTAACCTTTGGTTAGATGAAGAAGTAATAAAATTTAGGCATTATGAGTTCTAGACAATTGCTAGTGCTAGTGCTAAAAGTTTAACGCAACTAAATACTTTAATGCTGCTTATTGATTAAGTAAACACCATCGCATATTATGAAATTTTCATTCTTTAGTTGAAAACTAACTCAATGAAAAATCAGCACAAGGCATACATGGTAAATGCCCGAAGTCATTTCTAACACTAGATCTCAGAGAGAATAAATGAGCGATTTCAAAATAAGCGGTAAGTTAAACTATTTTCTGGAAATGCTGGAAGGCATTGAAGACGCTTTACCATCCCTAAAAAATAACTTTCAAGATGAGTTCAAAAAAAAGAAAAAAGCTTGCAGTGACTATGTAGAAAAGCATGGGGAAGCTATTGAAAGAGGTGACGATGGTGGAATTGTTAAGTTTAGGCTGAGCCGCGCCAGGTCCACTGAGTTTAAAAAACTTAGAAAAGACTTAAGTAAGTCAGGAAAACTTGCGGTTGTCCTACCTCAAAATTTCTTGGTTGCTATTGTAAGCGAATATGATGCTTATTTAGGTGACTTAATTCGGGAAATTTACAATAACAAACCAGAAAGAGTTAGCGGTTTAGAAAAGGAGTTTACTTTCAGAGAGTTAATGGAATTTACTGATTTAGATGAAGTGAAGGATTTTGTTATTGAGAAAGATATTGAAACTACTCTTAGAAAGAGTCATTTAGAACAACTTCATAGTTTAGAAAAGAAGTTTGGCATAGAACTAACCAAAGGATTAGGTATTTTACCTGATTTCATAGAAATCACAGAGCGAAGGAACCTGTTCGTACATTGTAAAGGGGTGGTTTCAGCTCAATATATAAAAATATGTAAAGATAATGGCGTTGAACTTAAAGAGGTTGAAGTCGGAAAGAAATTATTCGCTCAAAATGATTACATATTTAAAGCAATACATGTCTTTTCTGAAATTGCTATTAAATTAACTCACGTTTTATGGAACAAAGTTTTCAAAGAGGATAGCGAAAAAATAGGGGAAAGCATGCAGGATATTTCTTATGAATTATTGGTTCGTGAAAAATATAAGCTAGTCAATGATATAACACCTCTTTTTCTTTCAAAACCTTTCCAGTCAATCGATGACATAATAAAAAGGGGTCTCCTTATTAATAACTGCATAGCATTCAAGGAGTTGGGCGATAATGGCAAAGCTATGTCATTACTGAATAGTCAAGACTGGAGCGCTACCACGCCGATATTAAAAATGGCACAAAATATCATAAAAGATGAAGATGATTTAGTATTTCATTACATGAATCAAGCTATGAAAATGGAGGAGCTTAAGAAGGAGTATATTGATGAATGGCCCCTATTTAATCATATAAAGAAAAAGGCGGAATTTAAGAAATTATATGTAGAACTATTTGGGGAAGAAGAAATAATAGACGTTTCTATATCCAATAAGGTTTCCATTGGAGTTAATACGGGAAAAAATGACTTCTCAAAGCCAGTCATTAAAGAAACGGTAACGCAATCAGGTGCAGCCGAGAACTTACAAGCTAAAATATCATCTGCTGAGATTGACTTGAAATCTGAAGCAGAAGTTGAAAATTTTGCGCAAGAAGAAGCTTATGCTCAAGCCAGGGCAGACGCGCTGGCTGAAGCTATAGCCGAAGCCGAAGCCGAAGCCGAAGAAGAAGAGGTTCTGGCTGAAGCTATGGCGCAAGCTGAAGCAGATGCTCAAGCTGAAGAGCAAGCCCTCGCTGAAGCTATTGCCACATATGAAGAAGATGCTCAAGCCGAAGAAGAAGCCTTGGCTGAAGCAATTGCTAAATATGAAGCAGATGCTCAAGCCGAAGAAGAAGCCCTAGCTGGAGCTATTGCTAAATATGATGAAGATGCTCAAGCCGATGAAAAAGCACTGGCTACAGAAATTGCAAATTATGAAGGCAATGCGCAAGCTGAAAAAGAGAATCTGGATGGACCAGCCTCTTTATCAGAAAATTCAATCACCGGAAATAACGCCTCAAATAAGGTATATTTGAATCAAAAGCCTAAGAATTAATTCAATATTAGACTAACTGTAAATTTGTGCAGCGCGCAATGCTATCCCTGCCACGCCTGCTACGCCTGCCACGCCTGCCAGCTTTATGCATCGCTTTTCATGCAGGTGCATGTGTTACCTCTGAACGCGCCAGCTCTGGCCTTACAAACGCTTAGCGTTCAATTTGGATCATGAGGATTCATGCAAGCATATGCACTTTGATGCAGAAGCAAAAAGCCACCTGAAAGGTGGCTAGTGAAGGGGAGGGAAGGAGGTCTTAATCATTCTGCCTGGCAATATATAGCGGCTTCGAAAACAGATGTATCGATTGTGCCAGCCATATCGCTGATCATCGAAAGTGCCATTTTTAATTCATCTTCTTTGCAATGTGCGATCAGCGATACGTCGGCAATGAACTGAATGCGTGCAACCGTTTCACTTAGATTATCTAGGTTCATCAAATGATTAACTCCTTCTAGTCAAAATATACTGTATGTATAAACAGTATCATGGCGACTTCAAATCGTAAAGAATCGTGCGGCTCAGATTAGTCCGACTGCCGTTTTATTAATCAGGCACAGGGATGCCGCTTTTTTTCGCAAGAGCATTAAATCTTTTTAAGGGAATAGGATTCCTGTTCCGTCTATGGAACAGATAGCCGCTTGTACCGCTCCAGTAAGAAAGCTCCCCAACCTTGATTGTATAGCCTTTCATCATGCGCACAGCTTCGCCGTCGGACAGTGTTAACCTGGAGATCTCGAAGAAACTCTTTTTCAACGCCTCCCGTTCTGTGCAATGACTCACTTCATGTGGGTATTTGTCCGGCTCAGGTTGCTCCTGGGCTGGCTTTTCTCTTAATCGCTTAATAATCCTTCTTCGCTCGGCGCGAGTAGGGGGCTTTGTGAAATCGATAGCTGCTTCAGAGCCTGTTGGCTCCGTACAGTTATTGACAGAACTCCGAGAGGACGCGGACGCGTCCTTGAATTCCAAACCCAAATCAACGGCACGTTTCGGAACAATCTTCCACTGCATCAGGCGGGTTAAGATCGGCGTGTCGTCGCCAACTTCAGTTGCGTAAACGCCCTTGATGCGCACGGTTTCCTCACCGTATTCATTAAAGTCTTCGCTTGCCTGATACCAGGTGCGCACAGCCAGCTCGTCACGGCGCACAAACGGGCCTCCCTGGGCGTTAACGTAACCGGCCCAGTCGCCTGCATCGGCTGCGTCATGCGCGGCGGCAAACTCAACGCTCAGGCCGTGCGCGGTTTCGCTGTCAGCCATGCGGCGCAGTTCGCGGTAAACCGTGACCGGCGCGCCGCCCACAAACTGGAATTGCCGGATATGCCAGCGTGCCGCCCATGCGGAAACGGCCGAGGCGGTTTCCTTAAGGTCTTTGCCGCTTTCGTCGTCCGTCTCGCCGTCCAGCGCGTATCCATCGATATTCTTGGAAATGTATTTAGCAACGTAACCCGTCGCGCTGCCTTTCTCCGGGTCGATAGCCTCGGCGTGAAAACGGGCCTTACGGGCCTTGTCGGTCGTCAGCTCGTTGCCGTCTTCCTGCCAGGCGTAGTCGCGCATAATCTCGCGCACGCGCTCAGCCTGCTCCGGGCGCATAAACATGAGCATGTGCCAGTGCGGGGTCGCATCATGATGAGGCTCAGCAACGCGGATCCCGAAGATGCGGATTTCTTCGCGGTGCAGCTTGGCGCGGATTTTCTGCCATACGCTGCAGAGATAACGCTGCGTGTCGGCCGGGCTGGCACCGTTCCACTTGCGGTTACGATGCCCGGACTTGATCGTGGCGTGATAGCGAGCCGGGGCGGTCAGGGTGTAGAACTCGCCGATAAAGCCCATTTCGTTGCAGATGTTTTCGAAACCGCGAATGCGGGTCATCAGCTCACAGCGGCGGGTCGCCGGGTTAGCCACGCTGCCGTCGTACTTTTCAATCAGGCTGATGCGGTTGCCTTCCTCGTCTTCAAGCTCCATTCCCTTCAGAAACTCACGGGTGCGGCGCTTCTGCTCACGCCACTCAGATACGGTCATGCTGCTGGCATAGGGGGTATGCTTTTTGCTGACGTTTGCCAGTGCGATTTGGAGATGTTCACGCCATGATGCGGCGACGCGACGCAGCCTGCCTTTCCACCACTTTTCCGTCTGCATACGCAGGATTGCTGGGGTAACTTCCTCCGGGTCAAAAAGGCGTGACGTGACCTTTTCCCAAAGTGGAGGCGTTTGGCTCAGCTCGCGAGTGATGGTGGCAGCGGTCATGTAAACACGGTGCGTGTATTTGTAATCTGACTCGTCGCTGGCTTGTGCGTGTGCCTGCACAAGCTCGGCGAGGATGAAATTAGCAACATCCCCAGCCAGTAGATCAACGTCGGCGCGCGCCATGTCAGGCAGTCGGTTGAAGCGGCGCATTAGATTGAAAAGCTGACCACCTGCTAGAGCTGTGTTGTCACGCTCAGTTGCATTACCCCCGAGTAAATTTAACGTGCTCCCCTTCATTACGCCGACACGATATTGAGCGTTAACGGTTTCAACGCGTGGCAATGTGCGCTCAACAAATGTCTTTGTTAAGTACGCATTGGCGCGGGCTGTTCCGTGCGTCTTTTCCAGATCACTGGCGCGGCGTTTAACGTCGAGCTGTATC